AGTGTCAATAATGGATTGAATAAGGATAGGATACAAAGGAGAGTCAGCAGGCATAGTCTGTAAGAGCTGTACAAGCTGTGTTACTTCATACTCCCTAGCAATAATGCCTAGAGAACTAGAGGTAGAGAACTTATAGTCTTTTACTGGGTAGCTCTCAGGGTCAAACTGCATATACCGCCAAGCGGCTTTCTCTATAAACGGAATGATAAAAGACTCTTGGAAGTTGATAAGAGTACGCTTATGCCGCTTGATGATAGCACCAAGACTCATAGAGATACCTGCGGCAGTAGCCTCACCATTAATACTTCCAGGAATACCAGCAGAGTCAATAGCCCCTGTAGCCATCTGTAGCATACGCTGTAGGGACTCTGCCTGAGCAAAGGTAATCTGATCCACACCGCCTAAGCGTATAGGCTCTAAGACCTCAGAGGGTCGCCCAATGGTTAGGATAGTCTTTCCTGGGCGCACGGACATATCCATGCCTCTAGGTATGCGGGTACTGTCAATGCCGATCATAGGGTGTACTGTCAACGCTAGAGCGTCCTGTCTAGCGCGTAGTTCAGCATCTAAAGCCTTCTGTGAGTTGTAGCCTTTTTCACATATGCCACGACCCCAGAACCTACCAGGGACTATGTCCCACGGGAAAGCCACAATAGGGCGGTCTTGCATCATGTAAGGGTTCTCTTCAGCTTTAAGGAGATCACCACCGTTGACTAAGACAATGATAGCCTCAACATACAGGCTCTTTGTTTCTTCTTCTCCAGTAAGCGATACTACTTCGTCACCTTCTTCTCTGTTTGCTCTCTCAAGCAAGATACGTGGTACTTTACCGTAGTAGGTAGTTCTACGGGTTTTCTCAGTCTCAGGAGATATTATGGTAATATCCTCTTCAAGCTCAAAACCAGTATCAGCGTCCCTAATAGCAATCTTTTTATAGATTCCTTTTTCTTGTAGTTCCTCAATAAGATGAGGTGTTACGTGTTCGTCAATAGCGCAGCCAAGAGCTTCTTCGACACTACACGCAGCAGGGTCGATCAGGAAGTTCTGTGGCAGGATAGAGCGCAGCTTAACCACTGTGCGGTCTTTGATGTTTACACCAATTGCCGTAAGCTGCCCATCCATAATAGGCTGAGTGGCAGGTGACATCTCTTTAATATCTTCAAGTATTACTTCAGCTATCCCAGTGCCGTATACACCAGCTACCAAGAGTGCTTCTGCTATAGACTTACGTATCTTAGTTTTCTTAAAGTCCTCATAGAGCTTATTACGCAGGAACTCTACATCTTTCTTCTCAGGATCAGATATATCATCAGTAATGTCAAACCAGATACCACGACCAAAGGTTGCTTCTTCCAGTTCAGATACAGAGGACTCTACTGCTTGTTGAGTAGCAGGGGATATAAGGCGCGATCTTTCTGATGATCTGGTTCTGTCTTCAGCAGACCACACGCCACGCCATATGCGATAATACTCATCATGCTTATCTTTATAATTATTGTCATAATGCTCCCGCCAAGAGTCTACCTTCTCCATTACCCAGCTCTCAAGGGATTCTTCTAGTTCAAACTTCTCTTTGAGATTAAAATCTGACATTATTAGTATCCTGAAATAGCGTCTAAGGGAGTGTAATCGGTACTTAAGAATGCTTCTAAGCCATAAGGGACTTTAGCTAATTGATCTACATAGGAGACAGCATCTACTAAGTCATCATGTACTAACGCGCTAGGGAACTGAAAGAGTTGGTCAAGGAACTCAGCTACCCACTCTCCTTTGCCTAGCGTAATACGCCCATTCTCAAAGCGTCCTTGCAGCGACCATATAATACGATCTGCTTTCTTCTTATTACCGTGGGTGAGTTCTTGTACATTAAAGTACATATTATTCTTACGCATTAAATCACTCAGAGGAGACATTACTGCTTGTCTGCTTATGCCCTTCTCTAAGCCTACTGCTAATGGTTGGTAGTCACGTACTGCTTGGAATATCTTTTCAGCAGTCTCTCCTAACTCCCATCTTCCTTTGATTATGTTCTCTATGTGCCAGTCACCATCAGCACTTACTTTAGTAACGGCAATAGCTGACTGGTCAAGTTTAGTATTCTTTGATCTCTTCTTGTTTATCTCTTCAAAGCCTGCAAGGTCGATGGTGATGTAGTAGTCACCCTCTTTAGGAGGTTCACCATATTTAATCCATCCCTCTTTAAATATCTCAGAACCCATGCTCTCAAAGGAGGCCATGAACTCTTGTCTAAACGCATAGCTAGACATGGACTTCTTAGCAGCTTCTATCTCGTTTGGGTCTAAGGTTTCGTTATCGTAAGAAGTAAAGTGCCATGCCTTGTAGTCTTTATCTTCTGAGAGTTCACCATACTTAAACAGGTCATAGAAGTGGTTACGCCCCATTGGAGTACCAATGAACATAGCCTCACCTTTTAAGTCAGCTAAGGCAGGACGTAGTATCTGTTCCCACACGTCAGGTCTAATGTCTGCATACTCGTCTAACACCAAGTAATAGAGCGACACACCCCTCATAGTCTCTGGTCTATCTGCGCCCTTTAAACGTATGGCGATGCCGTTGACTAAGGTAATCTCAAGGTTGTTAACGTGAGAATTCTTAATAACAGGCGCACCAAGCTCTAGCAGTAGCTTCCACATAATGTCCCTAGCTTGCCCCTGTGTAGGGCTAACATAGAACACTGTACCGCTAGTGGCTTGTAATGCCTTAACTATGAGCTTCCATGCGGCTAGTCTGGACTTACCTGTACGCCTTCCAGCAGCTATGACCTGAAACCTAGAAGGGTCTGCCCATACTTCCTTTTGCCAGTCTAACAGCGAGACATTAAGCGATGTCATTAATGGTACTGATAGACTTGTTAACACCTACTATCGCAGCAAGCCTTCTTTCCATATGCGGCTTACCAGGTCTTAAAATGTGGTCACAGAAAGCCCTTGTTGCCTCCTCTGCACTCTTTTCGGCAGCAGCAAGCACTTTATTGACGTTTCCGTGACCAACATGGGCGACCCCCTTGTCCCACTGCCTCAAGAGTATATCCACCATCATATTAAGTTGCGATTCGGCAGAATCATCACTCTTGGAGTAATCTAGGTAGTCTATATATAAATCATATAGGCCACCACGGGGGTCTAACTGGAATAAACCATAAGCAGGGTCACTACGCTCTCCACGCTGTACGGTCTTATAATCAAAGGTGTAACCTGTCTCAATAGCTATATTAGCCATTAATGCTACAATCAGGTTATCGTCTAGTAATGGCTCTTTCTTAAGGTGTTTATAGATACTTTGAGAACTCATCCTTTACCTTTTAGTTTTTTATAGCATCTTCTATGAAGTGCATTGTTTTTATAGTAAGAGTGCATCAAGCGATACGCTATACTCTCAATACTATACGCCTCTTGTTCTATGCCAGGCTTTTCTTCACCTAATACTTGTTTGATCTCTTGCCAAACATGGACAGCTTCGTGTGTCAAAGTAGCGTACACCTCTACCTCACTAAGGGCTAGATCAATAGGCATACATACAATACAGACTACTGCGTCATTATCCATTGCAAAGGTATGCGTTGTAGCTCTTGCACCCTTTATTAAGAATAAGGAGTCCTCTTGAGAAACCTTGATCTTTAATCTCTTTAGTTCTTTAGTAAAGGCTTCCTGTGTTAGACATAACGCATAGAGTACAGGCGATATAATTAATACTCTGTCTAACCACTCAAACTCCTTCATCACCTTCATTGTCATCTTCGGAGAATTCGCCATCTAAATCTTCTCCTTCGGAGAAATCTTCTCCTGTGGCTGCCTTAGCAGTTATACCAAGTCCAGATATGTTTATAGTAATAGCACTTTTACCACCAGCGGCTGCTGCTTCCATACTAGATATAGGTATCATACGGTCTAGTAATAACTTCCATGCCGCTGCTTGGTTCTTATGATTATCATCTACTGCTGCATTAAAGATAGCTTCTATAACTTTATGCGACTTAGGCGAGGTCATCAACCTAGCTTTAAACTCAGCCATTGCAGCTGCTTCGCCAGGAGGTCTACCTAGCTTAGTTAGCTTACCTGGTGTCTTAGCTACTATAGCCGTCTTAGGCGGTCTACCTTTCCTCTTTTGCATCTGAGTACCTATATAACTCGCTTGTCGCTTAATATCTAGCGCAGTTCCTAGTACGCCTTAACCGCCCTAATCACTTATTGATTACATTTAATGACTTGGTGAGCTATTGCAGCTTAGTGGTAGCAGTGCCATGTTACCTGCTGCGTTACTTAAGAGTATATATTATAGCATATTTTAGAGATGAAGTCAATCAATCGCTTATGAGTTGCTTAATTGATTCTTAATACACTAGATATTGATGTGTAATAATCTTTCCGACCTTGCCCTGCCGCTGTCTCCTTTCCTGCGGAGTTAGGACGATCCCTTATCTCCGCTGACCACCAATTGATTCTCTATTGTAATCAACCACTTAGATGGTATCGACAGCGACCTTAATTACACCAGCGGTCTAACTCATTAAACCTACTTTAGCCCTATTTTGTATCTAAGTTGGTACTGTAACAATAACTCCTACGCCTTCCCCTCCCCCGTACCCTCAATTGACCCCCCTTAAGTGTTACCGCTAGTGTTACCGCCTGTGTTACCGCCTGTGTTACTAATGGTAACAACCCAGGCTCTGCACTATATTGGTGCATGCTGTGCACTATATTGGTGCAGTCCAGGCAATGCACTATATTGGTGCAACGATGCACTATATTGGTGCATGAATTAATCGTGGGAGTAATGCACTGTTTTGGTGCATGGATGACTAGATTGGTACGCCTTAGCCTATGCCGCACCTATATAGCACCTATGCCTAGCATATGCCGTACGCTATAGCCTATGCATAACCTGTGCCAAGTTAGACAACATAACTACATAATCATATTGTGCATTAATTAAGGAACATTAAAGTAATTATAAAATAGTGTTGCATCTACTATAAAAGAGCGTACAAAGGGAAATGTAGTATCTAGTTAATTAATCATACATATATAGGAGCATAAAAAATGAACAAACTACTTCTTAACTATATAGACAATCCGATGACGCAAACTAATGACGCCTTACAAGAAAGGCTTGATTTGCATACCGATTGCCCAGCAGCACAAAAGAGCTTTCAACAGGATTTTACAATTATAGAAGTGACTATTTTAGTAGGCTTAGGCTTTAAGGTTTATAACTATTAGGAGCGCACACAATGAGAATGAGTAAAGCAAAAGCGAGAGAGTGTCTTAAAAGACAAACCAGATTACAAGAGGATAAGACAATGCTAACAATGACTAAAATTATGGATTGCGACACAGCAGAACACTTCTACGCATGGCTAGAGCGTACCGTGCATATTAGCGAACAACACGAAACAGAGGAGCTTATTTTTGCACTAATAAAAGAATGTCCCGACTATCTTGTGTCACGCTCATGGCCTGAGATGCGCGCACTAGCAGAAGCAACATATAAATAAATAACAGAGGCGACACAATGTTAACAAGACAACAGAAAAGACGTAAAGATCGTAAGTTTTACAAAGCATTCGTATGGGTGGCACAGATAACATTCGTGATATTATGCCTCACGGCTATGGTATCAATCACAATCATCGGTTTAATAGGGTAACGATATGATCAAGTTAAGCAAAGCTTCAAAGATGCCATGTAAATCGTGGTCATTACAAGCCCTAGACACTTGTCCGGCAAGCAAAAAACCAGACGGCACACTTGTTGATGCGTGTAAAGGATGTTATGCGACTACTAATATGTATCGTATGCCTAGTGTAATAAAACCGCGACTATCTAATCAAGTAGATTGGAAAAGGGAATTGTGGGTTCAGGACATGGTTCGGGAATTAGATAATGAACGCTACTTTCGCTGGTTTGACAGCGGAGATATTTATGATCTTAGACTAGCAAAAAAAGTTTTAGAAGTAATGACACTGACTCCGTGGTGTTCACACTGGTTACCTACAAGGATGTACAAGTTTGCCAAGTTTCTACCAGTGTTTGAGAGTATGGAATTACTCCCTAATGTTGTGGTTCGATATAGTAGCGACAGCGTAACAGGAGAGACAATATCGGGTAAAACTACAAGCACAATCACGCCCTATGCTATTGACGATACTAATATTATTTCAGTGTGTCGCGCATATGAAAGAGCGGGAAAATGCGGTACTTGTCGGGCTTGCTGGTCAAAAGATGTTCCCGTTATTGCATATCCAGCACACGGCGCAAGCATGGCAAAAGTAATACGTTTATTAAACATTTAAAGGTGAAATTATGAAAGCAAGGGCGATATTAAAGACAGAATACTACGGTAAAACTATTGCAAAGATTAACTTGCGCGGTAAAGGAATTGTCGATTGTGACAGAAAAGTAGCAAACTTGGCGCAAGTATTAAGCGCGGATTATTGGGAAGTACAATACGACTGCCATTGGTTCGATGCGCAAGTATTGGTTTCAAGTGTAAAGGGTATTAAATTAACACCTACACTGCCAGCGGATTATTGGCAAACAGCATAATCATTCTATCAATCAATAAGAGGATATAAACATGTTAGTATTTAATTATGTAAGTAAAAAAGTGTTGAAAGAAAACATAGGACAATCACTAAAATACATTGAAACAAGTATGTTTGGGGAGGAATACAAAAGAAACGGTACACTGGTAGGCGCAAACAGACCGCACATTACCGGCATAGGTAGAGAGTTTTTCGCAGAAGTTACACTAGAAAATGGATTGATTAAAAAGGTGAAATAATATGAATAATCATGGAACCGGAACATATGAAACTGTTAGTGTCTGCATAGAAGACGGGCAAGCATTCAATGCCATTACTAATAATGCGCGGTGGAATGGCTGGCTAATGCCGTGGTTTACTCTTGAACAAATCAGACAGATTCAGGAATGGATAGAAGATGGCGTTAACGCAAACGATATAAATATTGATGGCGATAATGTCTCTGTCTTTTATCATTCTTTAGATGAAAGGATTGCTTGCGAGACTATGCAGCATGAATGCACTATTTACTATTTCATTGATGGATGGTGTTGGCAAAGGGCGGCAGCATGAGAATTTTAGTAGCTTGTGAATATAGCGGCATAGTGCGCGAAGCGTTTAGAGCAAAGGGGCATGATGCCATATCATGTGATTTACTGCCCGCTGACGATAACTCACAACACCACTACACAGGTGATGTTATGGACATCTTACATGACTCATGGGATATGGTGATTGCTTTCCCGCCATGTACTGATCTAGCTGTTAGTGGTGCTGCATGGTTTGCACAAAAGAGGAAAGATGGCAGACAGCAGGCGAGTATTGATTTTTTTAGCCTGTTTCCAGGAGTTGCACCAAAGTGGTGCGTTGAGAATCCGGTGGGCATTATGTCAACACACTATCGGAAACCTGACCAGATCATACACCCGTATGAGTATGGGCATCTTGAACAGAAAGCCACTTGTCTGTGGCTGGGTGGTTTGCCAAAACTAGTAGAGACAGACAATGTTAAAGAACAAATGATGTTGCTACCTAAGAATAAACGAGAGCGTTTACACTATCTACCGCCCAGCAAAGATAGGTGGAAACTCAGAAGCACGACTTACACAGGTATTGCATCTGCAATGGCTGAACAGTGGGGGTAACTATATGAATGATAAACTGATAAAACCAATGCCAATAAAGCACATTCACAAGCCACAAGTGCGCTCCAAAGGAGACGCTGTGAAGCACTACTTTACCGGCAGTGCATGGTCAAAGTTCGCGACAATGGAAGAGGCAGAGCAGGCAGCTAATGGCAAGCCAGTCTATGTCGGTGAATGGAACAAGAAAGCCCAAATGTGGGATATGCAGGAAAGGAGTACACAATATGCAAAACAGTAGATCACAAGCAAAGCAGGAATTAAGCGCAGCACTAGCTCTGGAAGTGCTGGCATGGCAGAAGGCAGGCAATGCTATCAAGGTACTGCCAGCGTGTCAGTACGCACAGCAGCTATATTGTACGCAGGATGGCAGGACGCAGGAGAGTACGCAAGTCACGATGAGAGTTGGTACTTTTGTCCCCAGCATCGCTATAGTAAAACCTATTAGTGTACGTAAAACATGGGTATTAGATGAAGCGCAACGTGATGCTATTAATGCGCGTCAACGTGAAGTTTACAGGGAGTGGATAGATAATGGCTTAACACAGAAGGAAGCCGAGAAGATAGCTAATAAGGAAAAAATGAGACTCTTTTACGCACTAAGGCGCGGTAGAGACACTGAGTAGGGGTGGTATGCATAGCTATACTCTAAAGAGACTAAAGCGGTTACACCATATAATATAACACTTGTGTTGTATACGCTAATGACTCTTAAGAGGTTCTTTAGTAACTTAGTTACACTAAGTGGTTTATTAATAAGTGGTAGCGGCTTAGTGCTTGTGGCTATGTAGTTGATTGTAACGATATACATATATAGTGTCAAGGGCGTACTTGCTAAAGCATAACAGAGGCGTATACTAGACGGTATGAAGGGACGTAGCACTACGGGTATAGGGAAACGATAAGAAAATAACA